GTTTTTTTTGTTATGAAAATTTTCTATAAATATCGCATAAATACGATATAAACAGATTATGCATTACCCCAATTTAAAAGGGCTGCTGCTAAGTTACACTAAGAACAATATAATCCCACACGCGTGTGGAAAAATATCGCTCATGCAACCATAATGGCAACACGCGTGGTGGACCCTGTCTAGGGGTGATTATCTAGACAAGTCTCAATCTCCCTTATTTCAGCAGAGGGAAAGAAAGAGTCAAGTTAACAAAAACTGCAAATTGCTAACTCTAAAAGTTCAATTTAATATACGGACTCCTGTATATCAGAGAAGTGTTTTAACGAACATCTAAACGTCTTACTTTTAACAAAGTAGAGTAAGAAAACTACACAACTAAAAACCCGTAATCGGAGGAACTGCCAAGAAGACGCCAAAATTGGCATCATCCGAAGCTGCTCTTAGAAGACCAGTCAAAGTAGCTACAGGGGGAACTGTAGTACGAGACACATAAATGTCGGGGGAAGTTGAATTATTATTGACTGAATAAATAGCGGAAGCACCATTGACCAAAGCGTCAGTAGTAAGTCTACTATGATATCTATTATAAGAAGGAATCTGAACTTCTCCAGAAAAACCGGCTTTATAATAGTGAGTAGGTAAACCATTACGTTGATTCGTAGTGGCTACATTAGTACCATCAGTTGCAGAAAATTCCACACCATTGGTGGCTAAGGAAACACTCATTCCAGTCCCAAGATATATAGCAAAGGGCTCAGCTGCTACAACACCGGTATTATCTAAAAATTTTAAACGAATACCGCCTCTATTATATAAATATAAAGAAGCAATAAGAGTATAAACATCAGAAAATACAGGAGAATCTGTATAAGCTGGAGCACCAGAGTTATAATAAGTATATGGTAAAAAATAAGGAACAATATTGAAATAAAGAGACGCAGTTGGTGCGACTCGATAAACCAAAGGATTTGGCAATTTGACAAGTGTTCTAAAAGAAGAAATTCTTTCACCAACACAAAACAATGAATTAACACATTCATCTGGTGGAACAGTTGCTGTACCAATCATACCTCTATAATTAGCACATACATTAGTTTCAGTATTCTCCATATTAGATTGCGGAGCAATACCCATAACATAATCCATCGTATTACGTTTTGGTACTGCAAACTCAGCATCTGCACCCATACAAGATTCTAAAATTATAGAAACACTTGTTGAGACAGTTGATGGAGCAACTAATTGGTCTAAAACATGTACATTCAAAATTCCAATAGATTCACCACTATTTCTAAAAGGAGCAGAAGAAATAAAGGGAACAACAAAAGTAAATTCATTACATTCACGAATATCTATAATTTGCCTATGAAGGAAAGCAGACTCTGCAAGATTATGCGAAGTAGGACCTCCATTAGCATTATCATTGGGAGCAAAACTAACAGCTAATCTCCCAGAGTGAAACTCCGTTTTAACAAGCTTGAACTTATAAACCATAGAGCCTCTCCATAAATCAAACATATTTGCAATAAGTTGATAAGGAGCTGCATCTATAATAGTTCGAGCTGTAACAGTACGAGTCACCAATAGATACAAAGGACGTACTTGGATTGTTGCTACAAGAGCACCAATAGCCGTAGCAGTGGTCCAAGGTAAAGTTGAATTATACGTAGGTATAGTACAAAGAAAAGAAAAATCCATCTCATCGACATCTGTACCGGAAAAACCATCAGCTTTTCCTACTTGATTCTTATATGAATAAGAAAGAGGGAAAGACTGATCAGGTCCATCCGCATTAGCTGCGTAAGGTAGATAATTCTGGGTAACACGAACAGAGTGTTCTAAGTTAATAGGACGACTCCATCCAAAAGCACTAGCTGCACCTGCCAATAATTCAGAATACCAAGATGTCATACTAGCGTAAGAACTCAAAAGAGGAACTCTAGTAAAAATATCTGCAGCATTCTTAACTCTCATTAATGAAGAAGAAATAGGTCCCATGCCAGAAGTGGCTTGTTCACTATCCGTCTCATTACGAGATTGACGAGATCTGGTAGAAGTCGTAAAACCACGACCAGACTGCGGCACAGCAGCACCAATAAGTTCGATATCTTCAAAACTACCCCAGAGAGTATAACCACAAGTGGTACTACCAACTGGAGCAACTAAAGCTACATAAGGATAAATCCTAAACAGACCAACAGATCCATAAGTTTGAGCTGAAGTTAAAGAAC